TGCTCGAATGCTCTCTCCGTAGAGAAACCAAATCCAAAACCTGATTAGTCCAACCATAAAGCCGACGGCTAAAGATTTCAAAGTTATATTCATTCATTCCACCCATTTGATCGGAGTCTATGCCCTCACCTATGTGTAAATCAGTTAGGGGGGCAACAGCCACTATTGGACTGTCAGACTTAGTTTTTGGCTTGGAGTACGTCTTAACCTCTACGGGAGGTAAAGCTTGCGTGGTCTTCTGGATTACGTCCACGATATTCTCGTGGGATAGCTGCTTATTAACTAAAGCAGTAACACGCTTTTTAAAGTGGGAGCGTTCTAATTTAGCCCTTGTAGTGGATACCTCATCTTGAAGTAGTCCATCTTCCCCATGAAGTTCCATGATCTGGACTTCTCTAAGGAGGGAAAGAACCCATCTTCGGATGGTGGACCTATGTCGCCGTTCCCCAAAATTTTCTTCATACTGTCTAGCTATTTCTGTCCAGTTAGGGTCACTAACACTTGCTTGTTCTAGTAACCAATCTTTCTTTTCTTGTTCTAGTATTAGCAATAACTTACTCCTCTACTAATTCGTCAGGGTTCGCTTCTCCCTGTTCATTTTTCCCTTGGCGAACTTGGTTCAGCCAATTGTGATTATCGGGATCTTGATCGGTCAGATCTATAATTTCCATTCTCTCTCCTATCGTTCGTCTTGATATGATACAAACTGAACTGTAGATTCAAAACCTTGGTCTGGTGTGTGTACGACGAACTCAAACTCTGATGATGGCATTTTGTCCATCATAGACATAACAACATCTCTTACATCAAATTTCCTAGATACAACAGTGTCTCCAAAGCCGTTTGCTGTGCTGGGGTCAGCAGTCCATGAGGAAAGAGGTAGGTCTTTCATACCTATGCGTTCTCCTGCTTTTACGCCAGCCTGTCCACCTGTTTTGACTCCTCTATACAACTCAAGTTCCTTTATGCCCCGCTCCTCGAAGCTGCGCTGTGTGTTGGCGTAGGTATCACGTAGGTACTGTGCAGCTTTCTTTCGAGCCTTATCCCCATGAACCTCCTCATCTGTCAACATATCTGTTCTGAAGTGCTTTGCCATCTTATCCATACGGCTCTTATCACTAGAGAATATATCGGAGGCGGCGTATTGTAGAGCAACAGCGTGTCCCTCTAAGGAATTACTAATCCAGGCCTCTCCATACTGCTCATCATCTGAATCAGTTACCCACTGTGAAGCGAATTTGTCATCCCACTCCTCCGAATCCATACCTATCGCCTTCAGAGTTCTTTCTCCATAACCATTACCTTCTGAATCTATCTCATAGTTCAGAAGTCTATCCCACTCCGTAGTGCCTCCTGGTACCCTATCTGGATGCGATGCGGGGGTGTCTAATCCTTCATATTTGAGATCATCCGTAGTCTTAGGTCTGTCTGATGTGTCTAATTCAGTCATACCTTCCTGGCCAGGAGAATCATAAAACTTTCCCCCAGACGGTCCAGTTTCCACCCTAACCCCTTCTGGGGACTCTTCTCCAGGTTTTATGTATACTCTTTCCTTGTCTAGGTCGGTTCCCATCGGAACAAGGTCCATAATATCTAAACCTAATTTTTTACCGGCTACGTGATCCATAGGAAAATGCCACCCAGCCTTTACTCGGTTGGTTCCTATATTCTCGGCAATTATTCTAAAATTATCTATGTGATCTGGAAATATCCGACCTAAGAATTCTGAAATTACTACTGCCTGTGTAGAGTGTCCTGAAGGGTACGATGGCGTTTGTATAGACGGACGTATACCTCCAACCATTATGTCGGGATCCCCCATCTGATATTGCCACGGTCGGGGGAAGTTGAATGCGTACTTCTTTTCCATAACTATTGCGGCTGTATCTCTAACTAGATTTCGTAGGATACTTGCCTGTTCTGAAAAGTCTAGTCCATGACTAGCCGTGTATAACTCAAAGGGTCTTAGTAGAGTGTCATCGGACTCGTCTAGAGCCTGTTCCAACCTGAGTTTATCCTGCGGCTTGAGTTGTCTTAGGGCCATCTGTACCTCCTCCAGTTGTTCGAGAACTTCTCCAGAACTAGGGGGAGGGGGGTCGGAAATATTCGGGGAGTCCATTACTATAGTGCGAAGACTGTGAATTATGGACATATGTTCCAAAGTGGGTTTCCTGTAGAACCTTTTAGGGATACGGACATTTTTTTCTAAAAAATCCTCTTCTTCCGTATCCAAGTCAGAACTATCGTTTTCAGGTGTCTCCCATGGTTCTTGTTTAAAGAGGGTTCGGTTACTCCTTACTAAGTAAACTCCGTCAGCTGTAAGTAATGTTTTATCTCCGTTATCTTCGGTATTAACTAAAACAGACTTGCTCAAACTGTCTGGAATCTCAGATTGAGTGCCTTTAGGGTCACTCATTAGGTGTTCCACAATAGGTGCCCACACGCCTAAGTTGTAATAACGAGAATCTTCCAATCTTACCCAAGCAAAGTCGGAATGCTCCTCGCTTATCAGGGGCTTAGGAGACTCCACAGTAATGGAGGAAACTAAGAATAGGGCTAGTTTATGCCCTATATCAGTGTCTACCTCTGCTCCCATCACTAAAAAGGCATCATTTAACTTTAAACCTGTTTCTTCTTCAACTTCTCTTAGGGCTCCCTCTTCAGGAGTTTCATCTTCGTGGATATGACCACCAGGCAAGTCCCACCAATCGGAACCTTTATCCTTTAGTATCAACAGTTGTCCTGCGGAGTCCCGTATTAGCACCTTTGCGGTAATCTGTAAATCTACCATTTCGGACTTTTGAAAAAGTTCTTCCCAATTTAATACAGCATCGTGTTGTAGGGGGACTTCTGGGGGACTAATTACTCTATGTTGGCTATTCCTACCTATATCAGCATGTCGAGTGTATTTAGTGTTATCTCCACTGGGGGAGGATTGCCCTAATGCAGTATTTCGCATGTCCGTAGCTTTATTTAACTTTTTGCTTTCTTCTATAACGAAATCTATTAATTCTTGAGCAAAGCTTTCATTTGGACCTTTTGTTATCTTATTTTTCTTAGGCTTCTTTCTCTTACCCCCACCGCCATATGTAGGTACGAACCCAGACGAATCCACAGTAGAAACGGTTCCTGAAAATCCGCCTCCGTCACCACCACCATCGCCGCCGCCGTTACCGCCGCCGCCGTTACCGCCGCCGCCACCTTCTTTACGTAGAAAGGCTTTTAATTCCTCTAATTTAGAGATCATCAATTCCATCCAAATCTAGTTTATCTGGTTCGTAGATAGCATTTTGATGCTTATTGACTGCCCGATCTTCTGGAGGTTTGGGGAAGTGAGCCGTTTCGATACCCATTAAATCGCCCCCCTTATTAAAGCTAGCTACATAGTCATCCCCACTAGATTTGAACCACATCTTACCCATGTCAGTAGTTACATCTAATATTTCTGGGATATGACCTTTTTCTATAATCTGTTTTACCATGGTTTTGGAGCTTCCGTAGTTTGAGGCGAAGGCGTTTTGGATATTGGGTTGCAGGGTAGGGGCTCCAGCCTCTTGCTGACCTGTCTGATCCCGAGCTCCTCCACCTATTCCAGGTTGACCTTGGGGAACAGGTTGTTCTGTCATACCTTGTTCAGCCTCTCCCATTCCGTCGGGCATACCCTCCATAGACATGCCCATACCTTCTCCAGCTTCTCCACCACCCATCTGTTCCTGCTGCATTTCCATCTGTTCTTTTGGACCCATTCCTTTACCAGAAATTTCAAAGTCTAGGTTCATTATTCCAGAGTCCATAGATTTCAGTTTCACATCGTATCCGTCTTGTAGAAGCTGGCTCGCAACCATTACTTTTTGTTGCACAAACTGTAGCTGAGTAGCTTCAGCTTTTTCTTCAGGAGTACGGAGTTCTATAGTCCAGTCAGTAATACCGAACATATCCAGAATGATAGGGAATACTTTTTCATGGAAGATTCTCTGGTCACCTTCTACTACCCGACTCATTACCACAAGTTGCTGTGTTTGAGTAGATAGCCCCCCAAAGCCTTCTGGTGCGCCCTGCCAAGCAGGAGTCACGCCCCACATAGCTGCAATACGTTCTCTAATCTCTTGTCGAACTGGGAGATAATCCATCTCTTGCAGGTTATGGAACAATCGAATCATGTCAACTTTTCCACGCTGGGATTCGTTGCTGACTGCAATCATTGGAATATATTCTGGGTTCTGCCTAATTTCCTGCTCTACTCGCTCTCTTTCAGCACGTAAGCTGTCAGGGTCGTCCGTAGATATCAAAATCATGGACGCTGGCATCTTACGCTCAAAGAAGTAACGATAGAGAGTTTTATCCATACCAATAATGGTAAGAACTTTATCAAATAGCGTCAGAACTGGGGACCACCCATATGTTCGGGTAGGCATAAACTTAGATACATGAAGAACTTCAGAATCTAGTAGGTATACCTCTTTACCACGATATCGGTAGGTAAACATAGCTGGAACTAGCTTTTTACCACAAGAATCACAGTGGTCGGGGTTTTCCGATGCAGAACCGTCCCTATGGATATAGCATACGAAGTGTATAGCCTTAGGCACTCCTGTAGCTTTATCTAAGTCATATTCTATCAACGCAGGATTCAACCGTTCGACAGAAATAACCTTTGAACGAACTTTATCCCCGTAATCTTTATACTCTTTCGCAAAATATATAAACCCGTCATCTAGAGTATTAACATCCCACCAGAATTCTCGTAAAACATCTTCTAGACTCTGGTCAAAAACGTTACAGTCCTTGATAAAAGCCTTAAGTTTTGCGTATTGGTCGGGGTCGGGCTCTACTAAGGTTTCACTACTACCTTCAAAAGAACATTTTTTGGTAGTACATCCTTCAGGTTTGTTCGCATACTCAGTTCCACAACTAGTACATTTGACGACAAATGCAGGTAACCAAGATACTCCTCTGCGGAACACCTCAGAGATAATGTGGTTAACTGGTGACCTAACTTCCTCAACAGACTGGGAAATCTGTTGGATATCCTGAATCATATGCTGCCTAAAGGCAGCTTGTTGTTGAACCCAGACGTTTACAACCTGGTCTACACCAAAGGTAGGGTTACGGTATGTTTCACCACTTTTATTTATGAGATTCTGGTCACCTACTGTCTTCAGTAGGCTGCTTAACTCATATTCTTTTGAGGCTAACGATGCTGCTTCTGGAGCAAAATCGTTAAGTGTTAATCGTCCTACCATTTACTACCTTGTCCAGCTGACTCTGGCCTGTGATTTGCGTTAGTGCTTGTATTGCCGCTATAGCCACTTGTGATTGGTCTGATAGAGGGTCTTTAGCTACCTGAGGCACTTGTGTTTGTATAGTTTCGACATCTTTATAGATATCTTTGAGGTCCCTAATATCTTCTGTGCGATTCAATTCTAACTGCTCTTCAAGAGTGGTTACCGTAGTCTCAGCAACCGTTAGTTTTTCCTGAACCTCAGCAAACTCCTCCTCGGAAACTCCCCCGAACATATGCTCAAGCAAATTTAGAGCCTCCGCCGCCCTTACTACCTCAATCATAGCCGCCATTGGCAGAATATTCATCGCTGGGTGAGCATCTGGAATTTCGTCAGTTGACTGAAGATTCTCCAGAGTTTTATCCCACGTATCTAGAATTCTCCAGACATGGCTGACCTCATCGAACTTTACTGCAAACTGCGTAGCTCTCTGTCTAAGCTGTTCTCCTGCTGGCATAAATGCCTCCTTATCTAATCGGACAAACTCCAGAATCACACGCTTCATCTATAAGTTCTACGTCTGTTTCCAGAGTTTCATACTTATAAAGTAAGGATGGATCAAAGTTTTTAAATCTAGCACTAATATTATTATACTCCCCCTCAGTGATTTCCTCATAGGGAGCCAACTCATATGTTCCCCCGTCATGAGCAAGGAAGGACGCACCCATCCACCTATCCCAATTTTTCCACGATAACTCTTTAGCTAAATCCCACTCATCGTTCTTAACGGTCATGGTTATAGACGTATTGTGGTTGGTATAATTTTCTTGGAACTGGAAATAAGTATCCATCTGGTCAGATAGAGATACATCATTCTTAGTTTGAGTGCTGTCAGTCTTTACTGGGAAGTCAATAACTAAAGTTCTTGCATTGTTCATCTGCTCTTCCAGTGAAGCTCCGGGTGTGCCCACTTCTGGCGATATCGGCCAGCCTAGTTCTCTGACAACCTGAACTAGTGGGTCAATAGAGCTTATACGCATTCTACGTATGTAATAGGGGCTATGGGACATATGAATTCCGGGAGATACTCCCCCAGCTACCAAGCTAAGAGTTCCCTCAGGCTTTACAGTCGTTACTAAGAGGGGAGCATTGACCCGCAGTTCGGCTGCGTAGCGTTCGGACTCCGTATTAGCAGCATTTCTTAATACCCTAAGAACGTAGTCTTCATACTCTTTAGGAGTATATTCATTGTAATAAGTGTCTGAAGAGCTACGGAAGTTGCTGGTTATGGCCGAGAAAGTATCTTTAACTCCTGTTAGGGATGTTCCAAGTAGTCGGTCACGCTGTTGAACCTTATTCCATTCGGGCAATTCTAGGTCTACTAGAGTCATGCGTAATCCTGCCCGAGCAGACAGCCTCTGTGCTTCTTCTAAGCCTGAAATGTCTAGAGAGCCATCGTCATTAATAAAAGCAGTCATATTAACCGTCGTGAGGTTACAAACTCCATGACTGTCCAAGAGTATTTCACCACAAGGGTTAGTTCCAACTGCGTTAGGCCTACGACGAGCTGCTTCTTCCTCATTAAAGAATCCAGGCTCTCCCTCGTAGCGCATCAGGTCAAAAACCATATCCAAGTAGGCTTTGTCAGGTTTAGTGGAAAAGGCTATCGAATTGTTAGACATTCGCCTGTGATCTAAGCCAAGTCTGGAATTTTGCCCTTTTTCTAATGTCAGGGTGTTCCACCAGTCGGGTTTTTTACCTACAGCCTCTAACTGACTACCTAGACGTTCGTGTGCTTGGAACTGTTCATCAGTCCACAACCCATTGATAGCGTATTTTGCTAATAGGGTTTCATAGTCTTCTGACCCCATCAGGAAGATTTCTGCCGTTCGGCGAACTCCACCTACGACTACGTTATTACCTATGAGGTTACCCATATCTAAGATATGTATAGGGCGAACGTTGTAATACCCTCCATGTGCCCGTTGTAGAGGCTCCAAAGATGCGTCGATTTGATTGGTTAGCACCTTGTGGAATCCTTCAAACATTTCCATCAAGGGTTCTGGTCCTGATGCGGTTCCGCCAAAGGTTTTTAGGCGTTCTCCCCTAGGACGTACAGAGTTGTAGTCAAATTTAATAGTTTTAATATGTTCGTACTCATGCTTAGTTAGTATATCTAAGAAGAGCCGCAACGCCTCAACCCAAGCTTCCTTAGAATCGCCAATGTAAACTTTGGCGTATCCTTGCTCTAAATCTATCCATTTAGTGGTTTCCAAACGCTTCTCTGAAGGGGATGGCTTGTACTCGTCGTGAAGTACCTCAACATTAGCTCGGATAGGGGGGAGGTGGGTCGCCATCTCTGGAGTACATTTAAATCCTACACCAGTTCCTACCAACAATAGATAAAATAAATCTGCTAAGTCATCCCACTCTTCAATAGCTGTAAATGAGCAGTTATAGTTGGCGAGTGGGTACTTTTCTGCTACGTGATTTTCTCCGCCGCCTATCCAAAGAGTTCTTCCACTAACAAATTGCTTAGTGTTGTACATAGAGTCGAAAAGTGACTCAGCCTCTTTAGTTAGAGCGGGAAGGTCAGGTGTGTAGCCTATCTTCTCTAGGTGGTTAAACGCCAAGCCCACATTATACTCAATTGCCCTCTGACAAGCCTCTAGCCATGTCTCTCTACGCCCTAATTTATTAGAAAATCTGGAGTATGTTCGATAAAATACGAACATACCCATAGGATTCAGGGGAGAGTCGGAATTTATGTATTTTTCTAAAAATTCAGGGGATAGCTTAACAGGGGTATGGGAGGCGTGGTCGTGTTCTGGGGGGGTAGTTTCTTTGGATACTCGGGCTATAGCAGAGGTCGTCACTGGGGGGTTCTCCTAAATGGATTCTTTACCATACATTTCAACGGATTTAGCGTAAATGTCGCCCAGGGCAGATGAGAGGTCTTCGTCTATAGGCATGTCATTATTATACGCAGGATGGTCTCCTACTGGCTGACTTTCAGTGTCCAATTTACCACTAAAAACTTGAGCATCTCCAACCCCTGTGTAGGACGAAGGTCCCTCTAGTTTATCCGCTGCTAAACAGGCTAATGCAATACTCCAAAAAGAGTCCCCGTGACCATTAGGAGTTTCGGCTGCCTGTAAATCTCTGTTAACAACTAAAATTTGCTCTTTTTGAACTGCGTCAGGTAGTAGGTGTAATTTACCACTAACTACGTAATGCTCAAATTTAGCAGCCATATTATTCTTAGACCTTCGAGTAAAGTGCATCATATCCCACTTTCTATTCAAACCCCTCAGGTGTTTGACGGTTTCGCTATGCTCTTCATCACTCAAGCCTTGGGTGTTATCGGTTTGTAGGCCTCTTTCTTCTAAGGCTCTATCGGTGTTGTCTATGTAACCTTTATCTATTTCAAAATGGTTGGCTACCTGATTCAAAATATCTACCTGCGCCTGATAAGACATTCCTCTTACAAACTCGTGGTATAGCTGAACTACATGTCCGTCTTCCTTACGCTTTCCAAAGACGGCTAGGTGGGCAGGGTGGCGACGTTTTCCAACATCGTATCCAGCCACAACCCATTCGTAATCTTCCGTCAGGTTGTCAACGTGATTTATAGTCCTACGATATGGCTTAAGCTCAGAGTCTTCACATTTTTCTATTTCTTCTTCCGTAAAGTATCCTTCAGTTCCAAAGTGCGGTTGCAGCATATATTCGGAGGAGAAGGAGCTCCGATTACTCTTTTTGTAGGCGTTTAACCAAGCTTCATCCCTAATCTGTGGGGCTAAAACATGTCTACCGGGAACTGGGTCAAAAGCTGGTAGCACCACATTATTAAACTTCTCATCACTTATGAGTGTTGCCAACAAGTCGCCGGGAGCCATTGGGGTTCCCACTACAACAGTCGGGGTGCCTGGGTTCGGAATAGGCATCAACGCCCTAAAGAACAAGTCTTTAATCTTAGGGAGTTCTCCAGGATCAATAGGAGAGTTCGCATCCTTCAAAATATCGTCTACTACCATCCCAGCGTTCGTGTGTAGTCCTCGTTTGAACTGAGTAACACCTGCCATCTCTACCCTTACGATACCACCATCTGCTGTTTGATATCGAATAGCATTATCAGCACCACGGGCTAAATCTTTTGTAAACCATTCGTTAGCCAAAATAGGGTTAGCCCGAATCTCGTCTTTCATGGTTCTTACGTGATATCTAACCATGTCGTGGTTATAGGAAGCATACAAAAGACTTCTACTCGATGCCTTAGTTCTCATGAGTTGCCAAATAGTGTATCCATGACCTAATATGGTGCTTTTCCAATGACCACGGGGGAGGACACACACGAAGTTTTGTCCTTCATCTAAGGCACGATCTAATTCATCACAAATAAACCCAACGTGCCATATCTCAAATAATTCTGGGTTTGGGAAACTATATTTCCAAATAGTCTGTACAAACTCTTTGA